TGGGTAAGTGGTTGAAGCAAAAATGGGTGGATATTTCCAGAAAAGATAAGAAAACTGGAAAGCATCCACCGTGTGGTGCTTCCGCTGGTAAAAAAGAACGTAAAGGTGGTTCGGCTAAATATCCAAAATGTAGACCCGCACGTTCGGCAGCAGCAATGACCAAGCGTGAAAAGCGGTCAGCTGTAGTACGAAAGAGAAAAGCAGGAAATCCAGGTGGAAAACCAACAATGGTTTCTACCTTTAAAAAGAAATCAAACTCTTGACATTGAGAGCAAATATGATTAGATTGGCTGATATTCTATGTGAAGCTTGTTGGGACGGATACAAGCAAGTTGGAATGAAAGAACTAAATGGTAAGATGGTTCCTAACTGTGTTCCAGTAGAAGAACTTTATGTTCGTCCAGAAAGTGATGTCACATCAGATGACGAAATACACGAAGGTGAATTTTGTAATGAATGTTTAATAGAAGTTCTTGAAGGATTACACGAAAATCAACTTGGTGAAGCAGAATATCAAGGTCGTAAGGTTCCTCTTGGAAAGATTATGAGAGGAGATACCAAGAAGTTTAAGGTATATGTTCGTGACCCAAAGAGTGGTAATATTAAGAAGGTTAGTTTTGGTCACGGTGGCTCGTCCGCTCGTAAGCGTGGTGAAAAGACGATGAAAATTAAAAAGAACATTCCTTCTCGTCGTAAGGCATTCCGTGCAAGACATCGTTGTGATAACCCAGGTCCAAGAACAAAAGCTCGTTACTGGGCATGTCGTACTTGGTAATTATATATTTACGGGATAAATGTAGAAATGGAACATCGATTGGCAGAATCCGATACAGATATTCAATACGCAAGGGTTGAAGATATATCTAAACTATCTCCTGCCATTAAAAAACGGTTGGCAAAGTTATCACACGGTAAAAGAGGACTGATGCAACAATATGTTACCGACCCCAACAAAGCAACGAGTGTTCGTTATCCTGCAACGTTGGCAATTGATATGAAAGCAAAAAACATAGTTGGGTGGACAGTGTTTATGGATGGTGAATTTGTCAGACGACTACACGGTGATACACAAAAATTAGACATTTTTGTAGACCCCAAATACAGAGGCCGCGGTGTTGGTAAAAATTTAATGCACAAAACTGCTCTTATGGCAAAAGAACGTGGAATAAAAAACTTTGTAGTCAATCCGCACGATAAAGCGTCTGCAGGTTTATATGGTTCGTTTGGGGCAAAATATTCTAAAAACGCCGCATCTGAACTTCCATTGGGCACACCCAAGGCAGACAGAGAAAAACTAGCACAAAATCCACGACAACGTGGAGTTGCCGTGTCACCCACTCATTTTGGCGCCGACCACGAAAAGAGTACAGCGCACATACCAGTCACACCTTTGTTGAAAAAGATTAAAAACCCAGAAACGGATAACGATATCTTAGTAAAAACTGCATTAAAATATCCTAAATCACATCCAGCTCATCAAGCCGCACTTGCTTCTTTAAAAGAATGGATGTCTCTCCGTGATTTATTATCTGAAACAGATACGATAAAAGACACTACCTACATGAGTGGGCATACTTATATTAGTAAGGAAGAAGTAAAACGTATTTATGATAAGATGGGATATGACTTTGACTTTGACCAATTTTTCTTGGGTATGAATACAGAGTTAGAACATAAAGATGTGACTCATGGTAATGTGGTCAAGACTGCAAAAATAGCAGCAGCACATCTAAGAGAAAATCCAAAGTATTATTCGTTATTAATGAAGCATGTAGAAAAGAAGAAAGCAGAACAACTCGTAGGACCTGGTGGGGCAATCAACGCAGCACCAAAACCACAAGATGTTAAGAAAATGCGAACAGCATTGAATAGGGAGAAGAAGCATGATTAAGCTCACAGATTTAATCACCGAAGCTGGTAAGGAAAATCGTATCAATGCAATGCGTTTGATGGCATTACTTGAAAAGTTGATGCCAGAACTAAAGAAGGCACAACAAGATAAGATTACCGAATTAGCAGCAAAGTTGATGGAAGGTATCACTACGGTCAATGAAATGCCATATAATTACAATACTATGTCACAATGGCATATGACTGAATTGGCAACCGTAGTATTACCAGCAAAAGATTTACATACACAATTAGCAGAATTACTAAAAAAACCAACTAAGGGATTAAATGTAGAAACTGTACAAATGGTTGTTAAGGCAATCGACGAACTCTACATTTACTAAAAAGTTGAGGGGTTATGGCTGATAACAGCATATTTGGCAGACTAAAGAAGCTTTTTTCATCTAACACAGTAGTTCGTAATGTAGGTGGAAAAAGACTTAAAGTAGCCGACACGGACAATATTCAATCATTTATCAATAGACGCGGTATTGATAGATACCACCGCGTCTATTCGTCAATGACGGGTGGATATGGTTCATCTCATGGACGATACGAAGCAGCTGCGGCATTCCAAGGTTCACGCCTTCAATTGTTCCGTGATTATGATATGATGGATAATGATCCTATCATTTCATCAGTAATGGACATTTATGCAGACGAATCAACAGTAAAAGATGAATTTAATAACATCTTAACCATCCATTCCAAAAATACACAAATCCAAGAAATTCTTCATAACTTGTTCTATGATGTATTGAATATTGAATTCAATCTCTGGCCTTGGGTCAGAAATATGGTCAAGTATGGAGATTTCTTTTTATTCCTCGACATTGACCCAGAATATGGTATCGTGAACGTATTACCACTTTCTGTGTACGAAACTATTCGTATTGAAGGTCAAGACCCAGGTAATCCATTTTCAGTGAAGTTTAAGATTGAAAATGATTTCTTAGCATTGGGTAAAACTGAATTTGATAATTACGAAATTGCACATTTTAGAATGTTGTCCGATACGAACTTCCTCCCATATGGTAAGAGTATGGTTGAAGGTGGTCGCCGCGTCTGGAAGCAACTTCAATTGATGGAAGATGCGATGTTGATTCATCGTATTATGAGAGCACCAGATAAGCGTAAGATTTTGGTCGATATTGGAAATATTCCACCTGCGGAAATTGATACCTTTATGAACCGTATCATTGACCGCATGAAGAAAACACCATTGGTTGATCCACAAACAGGTGATTATAATCTTCGATACAATATGCAAAATATTACAGAAGATTTCTATATGCCAGTTCGTGGTAAGGACTCTGGAACAGACATCCAAAATCTTCCAGGTCTCCAATTCAATGCAATCGAAGATATCGAATACCTCCGCAATAAGTTAATGGCAGCATTTAAGGTACCAAAGTCCTTCATTGGATATGAAGAAGATATTAATGGTAAAGCAACCTTAGCAGCACAAGACGTTCGTTTTGCACGCACTATTGAACGTGTACAACGAGTAATGGTGTCGGAACTTACGAAGATTGCAATCATTCATCTGTACGTCCAAGGATTCACTGACGAAGATTTGATTGATTTCGAACTATCACTTACCAATCCATCAGTTGTTTACGAACAAGAAAAGTTAAACTTGTGGAAGGAAAAAGTTGGTGTAGCAACACAAATTATGGATAGTAAGATGTTGTCGCATGAATGGATTTACCACAATATTCTTGAATTGTCTGATGACGAAATTGCTGAAGAGCAAAAGAAAATTCAAGAAGATGTGAAAAGAATGGCAGAATTAGAAGCAGCGGCACAACCACAACAACCAGGAGCACCAGGTGGTCCTGACGCTGGTGGAGCAGCACCAACAGAAGAACCAGCGGACGATACACCAACACCACCAACAGAGGAAGAAGAGCAACAAATTGATGACGTAGATACAATTTTAGCTTCGTTAGAACCTTCTGAAGAAGAAAGTGAATTAGAGGAAGTTCCAGAAGAAGAATTGGAAGAAGCTAAGATGGGTCGTCCAAAAGTGGGTATGAAGTTTGGTCAAGATAGTCACCCACGTGGTCGTGACCCACTTGGTCATAAAGAAAATATGGGTTCATTAACGGTTAGAAAGCAGAGAAACGATAAACGTAAGTCACCACTCGCATTAACCAAAGAAATCCAAGCATTAATCAGTCAAGTTAAGAAACCATCAAAGAAAGTTTTGATGGAAGATGCAGAACCGACTGGTTCGTTGTTAGATGAAAGTAACATTTTAGATCTAGAAAATTAAAGTCTTATTAATATTCGTTATATTTAATATATGACGGTATACTGTCACCAAAAAATGGGATGTTTATGAAAGCAAACGTCAAGCATAACAAAATACGGAATACGGGCATACTATTTGAACTATTAGTCCGTAAAATTACCTCAGATGCATTGGAAAATCGTAGTGGAGAAACTGCGGTCAAGCTAATGAAAGAATACTTTAATTCCAAAACCGAACTTGGTAAAGAATTGATACTCTATCGTTCATTTTTCAATGCAAACCAACTCAGTGAAACAAAGGCATTTGAACTTCTTAATGTATTAATCGCACAACGTAAAAAGTTAAACGAAACAGCATTAAATACACAAAAATATAAGTTAATTCGTGAAATCAAAAATAACTACGATTTAAAAGAATTTTTAAATGCCCGTATTCCGTCCTACAAAGTTTATGCTTCTGTATATAAAGTGTTTGATGGTGCAGTGAATGAAATCCAAGACTTCAACGAAATTGAAGGAATGGTTGAAGCTAAGTTCACCATCGTAGAACATCTAAGCGGAAAAATCATCAGTAAGGAAATCAAGAATGATACCGCATTGTTTGAAGCAATGAAGGGTCAAGAAGAAGATTTACGTTTATTAACCTACAAGATTTTGATGGAAAAGTTTAATCAAAAGTATGTAGAACTCGATGATCGTCAAAAGAATCTTCTTCGTGAATATATCTACAACGTATCCAATTCCACAGCACTTCGTAATTATGCGGTCACCGCAGCAGTGGAATTGGTTGCCGAAATTAAGTCAAAGTTGCAAAAAGTAGATAATAAAATTACCAAGATTAAACTATCCGAAGTAATCACCCAATTAGAAAAGATTAAAACAGCACAAGTCATCAAGGAAAATCATATGACTGCGCTGTTAATTGCCTTGGAAATTACCAAGACATTAGACACCTTAAAGAGTTAATCTATGGATAACGTACAAAAACTTCGTGAGCTTATCCGTGAGCTTATCAAGAAAGAACTTGATGAAGCAACCACAACGGATGCTGCAGGACCATATTTAACTCCAATGGCATTTCGTGGTAACAAAAAACGTGGTATGGATAGAATGAAACATATCGCAACACAACTTGGTATGGAATTGACACCCAAAGGTGAAAAGGAAGTTAATAAACCAGGTGACAATCTCCACGAAAACAAATATTACGAATATAGAAACGACACCACTAAAACACCACATAGAAAAATTGCAGAGGCAATTTCTCAACTAAACAGAAATTTACAAGAAATCGAACGTGTTATCAAAATGAACGCACGTTTAAAAACAGAATCAGGTATCGCAAGTGAACAACTATGGAAGCGTACGCAACAAGGATTGTTGAAGTTAGAAGCAAAACTTCTTGGGGTTGCAACACGTATCCGTGAAATCCGTGGACAATAATATGCAAGCACTATTAGTCGAATATAACGTCATTTCATATGACAGAGCATTATTAAATGAAGCAGCAGACGTTTCAAAACCACTTGTTTTGAAAGACGTATTATTACAACGTGCTGACTTTAAGAATCAAAATGGTCGTGTATATCCAAAAGAAATCTTGGCTCGTGAAGCAATTGCATACAAGAACAATTTCGTCACGCAACGTCGAGCATTGGGTGAACTAGACCATCCAGAAAGTCCAGTAGTTAATTTGAAGAACGTATGTTGCAACGTCACCGAACTTTGGTTTGAAGGTGAAGATGTAAAGGGCAACATAGAAATTTTATCAACACCATCTGGAAATATTGTTCGTGAGTTAATCAAAAATAATATTCGTTTGGGGGTTTCTTCGCGTGGTATGGGTTCGGTTAAACAAATCGGTGAAAATGCAGTAGAAGTACAAGACGATTTCAATCTTATTTGTTTCGATATCGTCAGTAACCCATCTACACACGGTGCATTTATTAACGAAAACAAGGGTGGTCAAATAATCACCCCCTATAGTCGTATTGATACATTAATTTACGACTTCTTAGGTGAACTAAAGTAAAAGGAGTTTTTATGACAACGTTTTTATTATTAGTATTAGGTTTGGCAGTTGCAATTTACTTCATCAATCGTAAGATGATGCAAGCACCAGCACCATTATTAAAGGCAACCAAAAAGGTTGAAGAAACTGTCGTAAAGGCAGTTGATGTTAATGGTGATGGTAAGGTTGATTTAGCAGACGCAATTGCAGCGGTCAAAGCAGTTAAGGCAACTGGTAAGAAAGTTGCAAAGAAAGCAACGGGTAAGAAAAAGACCAAGTAATATGTCTCATTTGCGACTTAAAGCTTTACTAAATGAAAATATTACAGATGAGTTTGTAAAGTTTGTCGCTAAAGAGCTACAACTACAATCATTACCTGCGAGTATAAAATTCGTCGGTAGTGATTATTCTAAAGAACATTTGACATTTGGTACATATCAACCAGATACAAATGAAATTGTAATCGTCAAAGGTAATAGACATATTGCCGATGTATTACGAACTTTGGCGCATGAATTGGTGCATCACAAACAACGGGAAGAAGGAAAGCCTGCTGATGGTCGTGATGGATCACCTGTAGAAAACGAGGCAAACGCAGTAGCAGGCGAATTGATGCGTAAGTTTCGATATGTAAGACCAGAATTATATTTGGAGAGATAAGATGCCAGCAGTCAGTAAAGCACAACAAAAACTTATGGGTATTGTTCATGCTATTCAAACTGGAAGAGCAAAGGCAACTGATTTTAGTCCAACTGCACAAAAGTTAGCACAAACTATGCAAAAGGGTGATGTAAAGAAATATGCATCAACTCCTATCTCAAAATTACCAAAGAAAAAAGATGAAGTTGCAGGTGCAGTTCCCGTATCTGATTTTCCTGTTGCATCGGACGATACAACACCAACTGTATCAAATGACCCAACGCTGGTCACTACCGATGAAAATTATAGCAAAAAGCAAAGTAAGATTTTAAGTATCGTTAAAGACAGACATCCAGCAGAAATCGACGGAACTTTGATTGATGTTTATACAGCAGCATTACTTACTAAAGTTTTACATAAGTTGGCACCAGAAAATCGTAAGAAGATGTTAGCACTTCCAGTAGAAAAAATGGTGGCAACTGCATATAAGTTAGTAACCCGATAATATGGGTAAAACTGCATACATAACAGATTTTGATGATACCCTTGTACATACTGATGCAAGGGTTGCTGTTATTGATAAGGACGGTAAACGTAGGGAAATTAGTCCAGCAGACTACGCATCATATGAAAAACAAACTGGTGATACATTTGACTACTCGGAATTCGAACAATTAAAAAATCCCCGTCCGATTAAAAAATATGTAAACCTATTAAAGAAAGTTATTGACCAGAAAAAAGCGGACAAAGTTGTAGTATTAACCGCGCGTGGTCACACTAAACCAATTGCAAAATTTCTTCAATCGCAAGGAATTACTTCCGGTGTTACAATTGCTGCATTGGGAGATAGTGACCCAATGGAAAAAGCAAAGTATATTGAAAAACATATTAAGGATGGATATAACCGTATTGCATTTGTGGACGATGCTCCCAAAAACGTAAAAGCTGTTAAAACATTAATGGATAAGTATCCACAAACAAAGCTAGTGGTACAGCAGGTACAAGAAAAAGATACAAAACAAACTGGTGCAACACCAACTAAACAAACTCGTTTAAAAGATTTACTAACACATCGTATTAAAAACCCACAAACAGGTCGAGATATTTTGGTAAAAAGTGCATTGGGATACGGTAAGGAATCACCAGTCAGAAAAACAGCGATGAATTATATAACCAAAAATATGAAATAGTATGGACATTAAAGAAACAATTCTTATGTCATCTGAAGGTGCTTGTCTAAATAACAATAAACATCTCTTGGACAATATTGATTTCATCGCAGAAAAAATAAAAGATTTATCTGGTGATATAGTAGAATGTGGTGTATGGAAAGGTGCGGTGTTGTCATATATGGCAAAGGTATTTCCCAATAGAACTGTTTGGGCGTACGACTCATTTGAAGGTGTTCCTTCCAACAAAGACCAAACAAAATACCCAGATAAGTATTCTAGTCGTGAGATTGATTGGTCAAAATGTTGTCCTGAGTTAGTTGCGGATGTAGCATTTTTGCATCAAACATTGGCAAAATATGAAATTTCCAATTTAGATAGAATACAAATTGTGAAGGGATGGTTTAAAGATACATTACCTAATGCAACACAACAAATCGCATTACTACGAGTTGATGGGGACTTATATTCATCTACTTACGAAATATTAGAATATCTATATCCATTGGTTGTAAAAGGTGGGTTTGTTATTTTCGACGACTACTGTATACCAGAGTCACGAGAAGCGGTTCATGATTACTTTTGTAAAATACGAGAATTACCAAAATTCTATGATGTATCGGATGATGCACCGTGGCCATATGAAAATTTATATATAACACACGATGAAGAAGGGAACTGTACACATAATTTAGATGATGTACGACATAGACAAGGAGTTTTTATTCAAAAATAAACCAGTAGGAGGTTTTATGTATGTTGAAGTACGAGGAGATAGTTTAGGTGATTTAGACAGAGCACTCAGACAATTCTCTAAACAAGTTAAAAAGGCAGAAATTGTTAATGAGGTAAAGCGCCGTGAGTTTTATGTTAAACGGTCAAAGAAAAAAATTTTAAAGAGACAAGAAGCACTTCGTCGTAGAATTAGAGAAGAAAAGAAGGTAGAAAAGAAAAAGAACACCGAATGGTAAAAAATGGTGTTTTTTGTAAAACAAGTAATATATATTATATAGATTACACCTCTTTTGGGGTGTCTATGCTTTTGTATTTATAACCGTATAATAGTTCAGAATAACTATTGAAACACAACGAGAGGCATTATATGGCAGAAATCAAGAACGAACTTTTAAAGCAAGCTATCGCAGACGCAGAAGCTGTTCGCCAAACAGCAATTGCAAATGCAAAGATTGCATTAGAAGAAACATTCACACCCCAAATCAAGTCCATGTTAGCAAAGCGCCTACGCGCTGAAGCAATGGAAACCGCAGAAGGTGCAGAAAAGGCAAAGGAAGAACCATTCCAAGATGCAGATCCAGTTGGTTCATCAGAAATGCCAGCCGATTCATCAACAATCGGAACAGGTGACAATAAGGAACCATCACCAGCAGCATTTGATTCAGCAGAAGATGATATGAGTGGTGAAGGTGAAACCGATTCATCAACCGATTGGTATGATGATTGGTCAGAATCAGACTTTGACCTTGACGAAGTAATCAAGGAATTAGAAGAAGATGTAAAGGCACTTTCAGAA